ACGGTGAATGCGGCATCATCCCTCTGTGGTACGAAGGCCAATACTGCCGGTTCACAGACCCATCACCATCCTTCCAATGACCATAAAATACGACCTCAACCGCACCAAGCTCCTCAACGAGGCACCGATGCTGATCAAGTGGGCCATCGACCATGGTCTGATGTCCTACCCGCTCAGCCAGAAGTATCACGCCGACGGAACACTCGACCCCAACCTAGAGAACGAGGATCACGTCGACCCGATCCAATACACCCCAGAGTTCTGTGAGCGTGCCTACGAACTCAGGCAGCTTGGTATGACACTAGACGATACTGCTAAAGCAGTTAATGTATCCAGAGGTTCTATCACATACATATTAGCAAAAGGTCACGAGCATTACCTATCGAAACAGCGAGCCAACTTAGAACATGAACAATCCAACAGCAGCAATCAACATGAATGACCCGTTCATCCACGCTCCACAGGCTACAGCCGTGGTGCATGAGCCGACTACATCAGGCACAAGGCCCTCGATACACGTCAGCCTGTATGCCTACGGCGGTATCAGTGCAGCCTGTCTGATGTCCTGGGTAGGCCTAACAGTCAACTTTAGTACAAGCGACCGCCAGACCGATCTACGAACCATCCGCGAGGATGCACTGATATCCCGAAGCCGTTGCCGTGCTACCAAGTGGTTTTTAGACAGTGGCAAAGATGTTTGGGTCCAAATCGACCACGATATCGAGTTCGACCCGAAAGACATCATCCGCATGGCAGAGCTGGCCCATGAGCACCAGGCGACCGTGTGCATCCCCTACCCCTGCCGAGCACTGCCGCTAAGGCCGGCCCTGCGTATCGACACCGAGCACGTCAAGGCTCTGAGGATGCAGACATCGGATGCCGAGTGTGCCACAGAGCTAGTACCGATCCGAATGTTCGCATCGGGATGCCTCGCAATCCCTCGACGTTGCCTTATGAGCGCACTTGATTGGCTCGGAGGGTCAGAGGTGCCAAACCCATATCGGATCGACTGGTGCAAGGATGTGAGGGTCGACCAGTTTCCCACATTGTGGATGCCGTTCGCCATGGACAGCCGCCCAGGAGAGTATGAGTACCTGTCCGAGGACTATGCTGCCGCGGTCAGGCTGTCCCTGTGCGAGGTGAAGCATTATGCCATGCAGCCGAAAAAACATCTCAACCACTGGGGCGAATACCCCTATGGGTTTAAGCCTTATGCCGGGTAAGAAGGACAAGAAGCCATCGCTGAACGATGTAGCACAAGCTGCTGGTGTATATCCACACCACGCGCAATTTGTTATGTCTGGCAAAGGAAAGGTGCCTGCTGGTGTTAAAGAGAAAGTAATCAAGGCTGCTGAAGAGATTGGGTATATCAAAACACATAACCCAAACCAGCACTTCAATAGCAAGCTAACACAAGAGAAGGCTGACATTGTAGTTGAAGGGATACTTCAAAACAAATCACTAGAGAGTATTGCTACTGATACAGGGTTGAGCACTGCTACTGCTTTCAAGTTAATACGAGGAGTCAAGGTTCCAACGGATTACCCAGATAATGAAGACGACTGGCGTAAGGACGTGACCGGATTCCTGGAGGTTGCAATCTGGAAGGGAACCAAGCGACTGGCTGAATCCTCTATTAACTTGATCGATGATCGTAGTTTACCCGTTGCGGTCGCTGTGCTCACCGACAAACTTTCGGTTATTAAGGGCCAGCCTACATCAATACACCTCTCCATGACAGCTTCGGTCAACCACCGTGACCTCATGGCAGACCTGCGTGACCGCAACACGATCACTGTGAACGACGAGCAGACGCCCGATGTAACCGACTGACTGAGTATGATAAAATAGATTATCAGACCCTGATAACCACCCCACCGCCAAGGCCGGCGACAAGCAGGCCAAGGCAGGATGGGGGGAGGGGGTCAGGCAATCGGCTGCAGCGCCAAAAGGCGACGGGTAAACCAAAGCGAAAAATATTAACAAATGTCCTCCCCCCTCTGCCTCCTCTGCTCCAAGCCATTCGTTATCCTCAAGCACCACGCCGGCCCTAAGCAGAAGCGCTTCTGCACCGAGGCGTGCAACACAGCCTGGTGGAACGAACAGCCGCTGCACCCTGTCATACCTCGGGTAGACGCCGCGCACCCCCGTGCTGTCGAGTTGCGGCTTAAGCGGACGCAGTTGGTCACACTGGAGAAGGCTGACCCGTATACGTATGGATTTATCCCGGACCACTGGGAGATCGGCAACACCGAGTACGCGCTTACCCAGGAGCTCTTGGTATCCGGCGGCAACCGGGCAGGTAAGACGCTATGGGCAGCCCGGCGAGTGGTGCAGACGCTGCTGGAGAAGGAGAACGCCGCGGTGCTGTGCTGCCATACGAGCCATGCCACCTCGGTGACTGTTCAGCAGCCTGCGATCTACAACTACCTGCCTGTGGCGCTAAGGGGCACCAAGAAGGGCAGGATCCACTACCTCAACTACAGCCGGAAGAATGGTTTCACCGATGGCAGCTTCATTCTCCCTAATGGCAGCCGGTGCGACTTCCTTAACTACACACAATCGGAGAACACTATCGAGGGCCGTGAGGCGGACATGATCTGGTGCGACGAGCTGGTGCCACAGTCATGGGTTGAGACACTGCGCTACCGGCTCATTACACGCCGCGGCAAGCTACTGGTGACCCAGACGCCACTGGAGGGCGTTGCCTCGGTTTACAAGGAGTACACCGCCGGCTCTGCTATCACTCGGTTCGACGATGCCGAGCTGCTGAAGGGCAAGCAGGCGCTGCCTACATGGCCTGTGGGTAAGGCGGCTAGGACGATGGTGCAGGCCCAGACCAATAGGCGGACGGTGTTCTTCTTCTCGGAGGACAACCCCTACAACCCGTTCGACGAGATGAAGCTGAAGCTGGTCACGGCACCTATGGGGCAGATATTGACCCGGGCCTATGGGTGGGCCAGCGACAATATCGGCAAGGCCTTCGCTAGGTTCCGAGTGGATATCCACTGCATCGAGCCCGAAGCAGTGCCTCCTGGGGGGACGCTGTACATGGTATGCGACCCTGCCGGAGCGCGGAACTGGTTCTGTATGTGGATGCTGGTCTATGAGAATGGCCGAAGGATCGTGGTGCGTGAGTTCCCGGATTACGCCAACTACGGAGAATGGACGTTCCCGAGCGAGAAGCACGACGGCAAGGCAGGCCCGGCTCAGACACTGGATGCAGGCCGGTCGATATCGGAGTATCGGACCATGTTTAGAACCATTGAGGCGGAGCTAGGCTATGGGGAGCCTGTGATGCGATTGATCGACCCCAAGGCCGGCGGTAGCCCGGCACTATCGGAGCAGGGGGGCACCACACTCATCGACCTATTGGCTGAATCGGACAACCCCAATGACGAGGGCATGGCATTCATTCCGGCTCCTGGCGTGCCTGTTGACCAAAGGACGAGCGCAATCAACAGCCTGCTGTCCTACGATGCAACGCAGGCAATGACCCCATTGAACGAGCCGTCGCTGTATATTACGAAGAACTGCAGCAACCTAATCTATGCGTTAAGCGAGCACACAGGCCGGGATGGGCAAAAGGGGGCTAGCAAGGATCCTATCGACTGCATTGGGATGCTTTTGGTCTCGGGCCTTGCTTACGTGGGCAATGGGGGTTTTGATACCCGCGGCGGCGGTGGATACTAATAGAAACGACTATGCAAGGCGATTCATACAAGGATTCAACGGATGTGATGGCAACGGTGGGCGAGGAGCCCAATGTGAGTGCGTTGACCGAGGAATTGCGGCGTGCTGCTACGGATAACGGCATTAGTACCCGCATCGAGCGTATCGAGAACACGCGCTTCTGCCGTTGGCCTGGCCAAACGCCCGACGGCAAGAAGAACAACGCCGACGGTAATGCCAACAAGCCGGCGTTCCCCTGGGACGGTGCCAGCGACACGCGCATCCCCCTGGCCGACGAGGTGGTGAATGGTTTGGTCGACCTGTGTTCGACTGCCTTCTGGCGCTCGATGCTCCGAGTGGTCCCGAGCAATGTCACCACGGTCGACCAGGCGGCTACGGCGCACAACCTGATGGATTGGGCCGTGAACTCCAAGATGTACTCGGACCTTACCCGAGAGGTCGAGCTGCTGTCCCAGTACCTGTGGACCTACGGCTGGACAGGTGTGCATATCTCCTGGCAGCAGGAGATGGGTCAGAAGGAGCAGGAGCTGACCATGGAGCAGGTGATGGCATTGGCCGCCCAGTCCCCCGAGGGCTCGGTCCTGGCCGACTTCCCCAACCTCATTGCCAATCCCGAGGCTGATGACCAGTCCGCGGAGTTGATGATGGCTGCCTTCCCAAATCTCAAAAAGCGCCGGGCTATTAAAGCTATCCGGGAGCTACGCGAGGAAGGCGAGTGCGACTTCCCGGTGCCTGTGATGACTCAGAACAAGCCAATGATCACTGCCTTGGCACCCTGGGA